CATCGCTCGGAAGGCCGGCACCCGGATGATGACGCTGCCGGCGTCCTGCGGATCCTCGTCCTGCTTCTCGGTCTCGGGGATCTCGCTGATGGCCTTGAAGCCGTTGAGCACGGGGATCCCGCGCTCCCGGGCCAGCTCGATCTCGGCGGCCATGCCGGCGGTCGGGCAGTCGAGGCCGAAGGCCCACAGCTCGTCGCACATGAGCACCAGCTCGCGGCCGATGCTCAGGCCCAGCTCGCGCTCGGCCGGGACAGTGTCGTCCATGAACTGCGTGAGGTAGATGTGCGGGGTGATGGGGATGCAGCCGCGCTCCACGGCAGCCCGGCTGAACTCCTTGGCCCGCTGGATGTTGTTCTCGTAGTCCCCGCGGCACGGGGAGCAGATGTAGACCTTTTTCATGGGGTTATGTCCTCCTATCTCTGGCGCCAGCTCTGGCCGGTGAGGGTGATGGCCCTGCACATTTCCATGAGCCGGTCGATGGTGGCCCGGGCGGTCATGTCGTCCCGGGTCTCCCGAGGGGTCATGCGCTCGATCAGGGCCTCGGTGTCGTAGTTGGTGGTCACTATGGTCGGCAGGTATGCCTCATAGCGGCCGTTGATGATGTTGTAGACCGTGGAGATCGCCCACTCGGTCGGCGGCTCCTTGCCGATGTCGTCGATGACGAGCAGCGGGACGGTCTTGTAGATCTTCAGCACGCTGCCCTCGTCGGTGTCGCGCTTGGAGAATGTGCGCTTGATGCGCTCCAGCAGGTCGATCATGGTCATGCAGACGACCGGCCGGCCCTGCGCGATCAGGTGGTTGGCGATGGCTGCGGCGAGGTGTGTCTTGCCGGTGCCCGGCGGTCCTGCGATGAATAGGCCGTTGCGGCCGGGCTCGGGGGCCCCGGGCCGGGGCAGCAGGGTGTCGAAGCTGTCGGCGTATCTGCGGGCCGCTGCTGCTGCGCGCCGGTTGTCGTCGGTGAGCTGGAAGGTCTCGAAGGTGCGCCGCAGGAAGCGGTCGCCCATGCCCGACTCGCCGATGATGCGGTTGATGCGCTCCCGCATTTTGCGCTCGGCCTCGGCCTTGCGGTTTGCCTCCTCCTCGGCGGCCTTGGCGGCCTTTTCCTCCTCGTAGGCTTTCACGGCCTGCGGGCAGGTGCACCGCTCGGCCCCGTATGGCGGCCAGATGATGCGGTCGCCGAACTTGAAGCCCTTGTGGTAGCGCATGGCCCCGCAGAACTCGCAGGGGACAGGAGCCGGGGTGTCGGGCAGGTCGGCGACGCGCTCGTCGTTGCTCCAGATCCAGCGGTCGCCGTCGTCACTGGTCTCCGTCGTCGTCTGCCGGCTTGAAGCCCTTGCCCCAGTCTCGGCCGGCGTCTGCATCCCGCTGAGGATCTCGCTGATAGCCTTCACCCGTGCTCACCTCCTCGCCGTTCTCCCAGTAGCCGCCGTTGAGCCATGTGGCCGGATTGGGGATAAAGCGGCCATTGTCCCGGCGCCACTGTTCGGAGTGCTTCTGAGCGTTGACGGCCTGCATGATGGCCTCATGCAGCTCGGCCGTCGGCTTGATTTTCCTCCACGCCTTGAGGGCGTACTGCTTGCCGACTTTCTTGGGGTAGGCGTTCCAGAACTCGTCAAACCTGACCTCGATGGGCGACTTCTTCCCTGCGCCATCCCCCTCGTCTGAGGGGGTAGGGGGTGTTACTCTCCCTTTCTTTTCTCTACTCTGGTCTACTCTACTCTTGCCGCCGGTCGTCGGCGTGGCGTCCGGCGGTTGTCCGGCGGTCGGCGTCTGGTCGTCCGGCGTATCGTCCGAGGACGAAGCGGCGGCAGCACGGCGGCGGGCCGACCGTTCTTTCTCGGCTTGCCGTTGGTCGATCAGCTTGCCGGCGTACTCGTACCAGTCGTGGATCTCGAGGGTGCCGTCCTCGTTTTCGTCGATCCATCCGGCCCGGATCAGCGTCTCGGCCAGCTTTTCGGGCTCTCCGTCCCACTGTGCCGCCCGGGCGATCATGCGCGGGGTGATGCCGGCGAGGTCTCCCTTGGGGGCGTTATCGAGGGCCCACAGCCAGAAGGAAACAAGCAGCCCCATCATGTGCGGCGGGGTGATCTCCAGCTCGTCGGCGGCGTCAAAGAGCTTGCGGTGGTCTTTGAGCGTCTGATGCACTTGCAGCCATGCCACGGTCGTCACCTCCTTCTATGCGGTCGCGTTTCTTTGGCTTGGTTTTGGTCGGCCGCCGGTTGTCCGGCGGTCGCTTAGAAGGGCAGATCCCCGCCATCGTCGTCCACCTCGGTGAAGTCTCCCGAGCTGTCCGGGTAGCCGCCGGCGTCTGCGAAGTCGCCACCGCTGCTCTGGCCGTCCTTCTTGCTGTCGCAGAAGTGGACAGAGTCGACGGTGATCTCGGTGGCCTTGCGGTGGTTGCCGTCCTTGTCGTCATAATTGCGGCTGGTGATCTCGCCCTCCACGAGGACGAGCCGGCCCTTGCTGAGGTACTTGCTGACGAACTCGGCCTGCGCACGCCACGCGACGCAGTCGATGAAGTTGGTGATCTTCTGGCCGTCCTTGGTCTTGCGGCCGGTGTCGCTGGCGAGCCGGAAGCTGGTGATCGCCACGCCGCTCGGGGTGTGTCTGAGCTCAGGGTCGGCCGTCAGCCGCCCTTGCAGTCCTGTGTGGTTATACATCAGCCTTGACCTCCTTGCTGGTTATGCTGCGCGGCAGCGGCGTCGAGAGAGTTGCAGATCTCGTCGTACTCCTGCCGGCTCAGTGTGGCCGGATCCTGCTTTTTGTACTTCTCGAGGATCCGGGCGTTGGTGCGCTCCTTGCTCATGCCGGCGGCCTCTGCCTTCTTGTAGAGGCGGCTGAGCTGCGCGTCGGACAGTCGGCCGGAGCCCTGCCCCTGCCGCTGCTGGCCCTGTCTGGAGCCGCCAGAGGTGCCCCCGGGGCCCTTGCCCTGCGCGCTGAAGTCGCTGTTGTCGGGGTCGTCCTCGCCTTGGTCGATGCTGAACTTCTCGAACAGGTAGTATTTCAGGGCATAGGTGTGGGCGGCGCCCTTGGCCTTGGCCGGGTCGTCGTTCCAGCCGAGGGCGTGGACGACGGCCTCCAGCGTCTCGTCGTCGTTGTCGAGGTTGATCCAGCGGATCGTCAGGTCGGCCTCGTAGAGGAACATGAGCTTGTCGCCGTTGTAGGTCTTGGTCTGCATGGTGATCCAGTAGACCGGGTCGCCGTTCTCTGCGTAGCGCGTGGCCTTCTCGCCGACGACCTCGAAGTCGACGCCGAGCTCGTTCATGATGGGGGTGATTTTCTCCCACACGTCGTAGATCTTGGCGTACTTGTATTTGACGCCTTCGCTGTGCTTCTTCTTGACGATCTCCGGGCAGGCTTTTCGCATTTCCACGAGCTTCTGCCGGAGCGCCAGACAGCGGGCCTCGATGGGAGGGGCCGCAGCAGCGGCCGCCTCCGGCTTTTTGGTCTCAGTTGCCATGTGGCACCTCCTTTAGATGTCGACCGTGAAGGTGGCCGGGGTCTCGTAGGCCGTGACGCCCTCCACGATCTCGCCGGTGCTCTGGATGGTGGCGATCTCGCCGGTGTAGGCGAGCAGCTTCTTCAGCTCGCCCCACTTGGCCGACTCCTCGACCTTGACGAGGTCGCCGTAGCCGTTTTCGCGCAGCCACGGCACCAGCTTGGCGTCGTCGACCGTAGCCTTGACGGTGCCCTTCTTGAGGGTCAGGGTGCCGGAGAGCAGCCGGTATTTCTCGGTCGTCTTGGTGGTCTTGTGTGGCACGGTGTTGAAGAAGTCGGCGAGGCAGGAGGTCAGGAAGGCGGTGCCGTTCTCCATGCGCCGGCGGGCGGCTTCGACCTTCTCCTCGATGGCCGCCTTCTGCTGGTCGGCCAGATCCTTCAGGCGGTTGTACTCGCTGCGCTCCTCGGCGATCTTGCGGATGGCCCAGTCGGCACAGCGGTCGTCGGTGATGCGGAAGGGGGCGCGCTCGCCCTGCTCCACGGTGCCGAGGTCGACCTGCTCCAGCTCGTCGAGGGTGACGGCTGGCAGCACCTCGGCCGGGGCCTCTGCGGCGATGGCTGCGGTGGTTTTATCGCTCATTGTGGTTCTCCTTTCTGTCTGGCGCGCTGGCCTTAAAGGTCAGCATGACGCCGCAGGTGATGGGCTTGACGCTCTCGAGTTCGACGGTGTAGCCGTTGCGCAAGTGCAGGATCTCGCCCGGCTTCATATCAGTTGCGGGTCTCATTCGTTTGGGCTCCTTTCTGCGAAAAAGCGATGGCCGCCGACTTCTGCGACGAAGATCTGGCTCTCATGCCAGTCGCTCGTCACGAGGGCGGGGTTATAGAAGTACATGACAGGGGCGTCGATGGCGACCTCGCCGCGGTCAAATACGGCCGCGACGGCGTCCTTGACGCTCTGTGTGGGGTCGGGGCGGTTGCTGGTGTAGCTGTAAATCACGACGGCCTCAGAGGGCTGCACGCCCTCCTTCTCGGCGGCGTTGAGAATACACTGAGCGACCAGCATTTGCCCCTCGAAGCTCTCGCCGCCAGACTCGGCCATGACGACACGCTCCACGGTGTCGCGCTCGCTGGCGCTGAGGTAGAAGCGGCCGGGCGCCTCGGTCGGCTCCGGCGTCTGCGTACTCGCTGCGGGAGTCGTGACGACGACCGCCGGTTGCTCTGCGGTCGGCTCCGGGATCTCCGTGGCATTTTCACGGCCTCCGGCGATGGT